CGAATAGCTGGAAGGTGTCGGTGAGCGGAGTTATTACCACATACTCGTCTGGAGCTATATCCGAGAACACTCCAGTTTCCACGACAATGTCCAGCCCCTGCAATAATGATGTTAATTCTTCAAGGATATTCAATCGCCGTCACCTCCACAAAAGCCCGCCAAAGTTACACCTTGTTTATTTCTTCATCCAATTTCTTCTTCATGGCATCGACACAAGCCGACTTTGCCGAGCTTTTTGCTGGTTTCATAAAGGGTTTAGGTGGCTGACCATGCTTGCCGTGTTCCAAAATACTGCCGACCATAGCGTTGGATGCACCAGAGCCACTCCGAGGCTCATCAAAGCCGACCTTCACATTAAAATTGCCATTTCGGTCAATTTTGGCTGGGGATAGACCCAAAGCTGACACCAATTGCCCTGTGGAGCGTGATGGCTCTTTTGTATTACTGCCAACCACACCCTGTAAGTTACGCCGCACTTGCTCAAGAACGACCTCGCCGCCAGCCTCCAGCACTTTTGGGATAATATCGTCTGTGCGTTCTTCTAGGCGGGAGATTTTATCCATGAAATCATCTGGCATTTTGAATTCTGCTTTTGCCATAGGTTATCACCCCTTGCTCGGCTCGATGCGTTCTGCCAGCACCTCGACATACATCCCACGACCCCGCACATCCTCTGCTGATAAAATCCTGTAGCGGTCTCCATTGCAAAATATGAACAGAGATGGCACGACCTTCAAATCAGGGATTATCCTAAACCGAAACATAACTGTGGCTGTAGAAAACGCCGCTCGGTTTGCCCATGTTTTATTGCCGTGGCGTTCTTCTTTGTAGGCTCGGATGGATGCCACAATGGTATCTGTTGGAGTGGCAAACCCTGCGGCATCTTTGCTTTGGGTAGTTTCGATTATGTCTATAAAGCTGTTCATTTTGCCGAGTGCCATACCAACCACCTCCAATCATCACAAGCAACAAGCCACAAACACCCAGCTTTCAATGAATTTTTACGACAAGCCACACAATGTCGAATTACAGAAAAATCCATCAAAAAATGCTTGACCCTTTGACCCAATTATGGTATAATCAAGATTATACCACCCACTCCTTATCAAGCCTCAACAGCAGATTTACAGTTTTCCAGACTTGCTGTCCCGCCTGTACGCTATCTGCATAAAAGCCAGCGGTCGACCCATCCCTGCTCTCGTAGAAGTGGGAGGCAAGCATTATGACCGCCTGTTCTGTGGTTGGTGGCATAACTCGTACTGCAACGCCACTTTCGCTGGCGTTATTTTTATTGGTGTCATCTCCATAACTTCCCGCTGGGATGTGCTGGAATGACTCCGCATAGCTGACTGCCGCTTTTATAAACTGATTTATTAAAGCATCATCTTGGTCATGACCCAAAATTAGGTTGGCTTTGACTTTCTCGAGTAGAGTTTCCATCATGCACCCCCTCGATTAAGCCTCACCCATCTGCATCACTTGAATAGCCTCTGGCAATATAAGCCTACCATCCACACGCTGGGTTGCCTTAAAGCCCACTTGGTCTGTAACAGAAAATAGCTCGTTGAGACGTTCAAATGTTCTGCCTGTTCGGTCTGCTATCCAATAATAACTAAAATCTCCAAACGCCATAGGCTTGGCATCAGCCTCCAACTGTGGCATAAAGCTGGAGACATATATTGGTCTGCCCAAAACTGTGTCGGGAGTACCCGCCACTATGGATGGTTGCCACAGATATTGCCCATTTCCATCTTTTAGCTTGCGAAGTGCTTTGATGGTGAGGTCGTTTGCCATGAACACAGCTTTATTTCTGTATGGGGATTTTAGGCTGTGGTATAAATCCATAACATCATCAAATGTGATATTTGTCGGGCTTGTGGTAGTTACACCAATAGGAGCAGAGGTCAAAAATCCTGTAGGCTTTTTAGTGCCATCGCCAACAAGAAACGCCTCTTCCTCAAGAACACCCATTCTTCTGCCAAAATCCGATGCCAAAAATGAGTCCAGCGGAAAAGCACTATCATGTAACAATTCATGGGACACTTTTATCATGGTGGCTAATTTATAGGCACTCAATGTCACTTGCCCGAAGTTTGTGTCGCTGGTCGGTATCTCTCCAGCCTCATCAACCCATGCCGCTGTTCCTCTTGTGGCAACAACTGGTATCTGTAAATCACCGCTGGATGTGCGGATAACTCTGGCAAGTCTACGCATAATGTTATGTTCTTCTAATGCCATGATAAGCTGGCGGTGAAATTCATCTGGCACAAGGTAGCCACCTTGTGTGTCCGTGCCTATGGCGAGGTCGTTGGTTACGATTTGGTTATGCCGCATGGCGTTCCAGAAGGCTCTGGCATAGACTTCCGTGCCTCTGCCTGTGGCTGGCTCACCGCCGATGTTAGACCCAAAGCCCGACCCGACAGCCGACCCATTGTTGGAATAGCCACCCTGCACACCAGCCATGTTGCTCATACTTGGAAAATTGGTGTTAGAAACAGGATTGTTAAGAATAGGCACTTGTGCCGCATTACTAAACCTTGCATCCATTTCCTGTTGGCGTTCTAACCGCTCAATCTCGGCAGTTAATGCCAAAACCTCTGCCTCCATGTTTTCATATGTAGCTGTATCTTCTGCTGACACAATGCCTGTGTCATTTCGCTTGCTCTCCAGAAAGGCTTTTGTTGCCTCCCATGCTTTGGCACGTTTTTCTCTTAATTCCACGATTTTGTTCATACAGGGCATCCCTCCAAATTATATTTTAATTCCGAATTGTGTTATACTTTTCAGTAATATCAATGTTGCAAGCCGAGCATACGCTCCTCAAGAATATTATATGCTGTGCCAGTTTCTGTTAGCATACAGGGCGTTGGCGGCTTTGGGATTTTGTTCAACAGCGAATTTATAACCGCCATCCGTGAAAATAGCACAGGAGTGGTCGTATCGTTTGCAGAGGCGGTTATTCTGCCGCTATTGCCACCAGAGCCACCTTCACCAACATCCGCACCCACGGAAATATCCGCACGAGCCTCTGCGTATAAAATCCCATCAGCAAAACCAAGCTCTACAGCCTTTTTCGCATTAAAACACGACTCCTCGTTCATAAGGCGGCTGATTTCAGCCCTATCCAGCCCACATTTTGCCTCATAAGCATTGATAATGCCTTCTTTTACCTCATCCAGCATGGCTTTGGTGCGGAGCATCTCTTCGCTGTCACCAATGGCTATGGTCGCTGGGTTATGGATTACCATGTAGGAAACTGGAGACATCAAAACTTCCGACCCAGCCATTGCAATCACGCTGGCGGCTGATGCGGCGAGACCATCAATCTTGACTGTAACTTTGCCGTTTTTGTTGGCATATTCTTTCAAGGCGTTATAAATCTGTGCCGCCGCAAACACATCGCCCCCTGGACTGTTTATCCAGACTGTAACATCCCCCGACCCAGAAAATAGCTCATCCTTGAATATTTTGGGTGTGACTTCATCACCCCACCAAGTTTCCTGTGAAATAGCACCATCAAGCCGCAGGATGCGTTCTGCTTGTTCACCGCCACCAGAATTGCCAGCAACACCCGCTCCAGCTTTGTTATTTTCGATTGTTATAAATTCCCAAAACTTATTCACTCATCACACCTCCGATTATTCGCCATCTGTGCCATTATCATCACCCTCACCATCAGCCACTTGCTGTCCACGCCTAGCCAAATAAGCCGCCCCAACATCCTCCAGCTTAACCATGTTGCCATTCACCATAAAATTAAACCCGCCTTTTTCCTCTGAAATTTCGTTCATGTTCTCCAGCTTGCGGACATCATTAGGGCATAAAAACCCATTCTGAATACCGACAGCATAACCCTTCATGCGTGTTTCATAATCTCCTCGCAGTAGCCCATCAAGGTTAAACTTTATAAAATGTGTATCACGCTCCGATGGCGGCAGTAGGTTTTGCCAGAGTGCCTGTTCCCATCTAATAATCCACGGATTAACACAATATTTCACAAACTCCAGAGACTGCTGTTCTATATTGGAAAATGAAGATTTATCCAAGTCACCAATCATATGGGGAGGCACACGGAATATCCGAGCTATTTCGTTAAGCTGAAATTTGCGGGTTTCTAAAAATTGTGCCTGTTCTGGTGATACAGAAATGGGATGATATTTTAACCCATCTTCTAAAACAGCAACTTTGCCAGCATTGCCCGCTCCTTTATGTATAACCTCCCAAGCATCACGAAGTTTGCTTATGCCTTCAGCTTTTATACTGCTGGGATGTTCTAACACTCCCCCAGGATTTGCACCATTAGCAAAGAAACCCGCTCCGTAGTTTTCTGTTGCAATTGCCATGCCTACAGCATTTTTGGCTAGAGCTATGGGCGAGTAACCCACCAGTCCATTAAATGACAGTCCAGGGATATGCAAGACTTGGTCTTTTCTCAACACTATGCCGCCAGCGGGGTTAAAGCCATCTGGAGAATAACGGTCGTTGGGATGTGGTGGAAACCTACCCCCTCTAGCCGCCGCCTCGTCTGCATCTCTCCAGTATGTGTAAAATATTTCTCCAGCGTTGCTACGCCACACATCTATCTTATTTGGCAAAAGAGGGTACAGGGCTGTAACCCGCCCCGACCCATCACGCATAATCTGTGCAAAGGCATTGCCGTATATTAGCAAGTGTGACATCAATGTTTCTCTGAACACAAAACTGCTCATTTCTGGGTTTGGAGCATTGTGGAGTAGACTATATAGGTGGTGTTTGCGGACTGCCGATGTGCCTGTGGTACTTCTGCCGCTAGACCCTTCGCCCTGCCCATCACCGCCCCCGCCAGCCCTGCCAGTTTGCATCTCCTCATAACAATAAACCCCCAAAGGCAAACCAGCGACCGCCTCGGATATGACCCGCACACAAGAATAAACAGCGGCAGTTTGCATGGCTGAAGTTTCGTTTACAGAAACCCCAGCCGCTGTGCCGCCCCAGAAGATACTTTTTGTGGTGGAGAGGTTGTTTTCTATTTTGGGCTGGGTATCTGCCGCTTGGTTTTTGCCAGCCCTGTTCCTAAATCTTGAAAATATCCCCATATCTGCATACACTCCTCACTTGTGTGCTATTTTTTGTCAGTATCACCACTATAATAATACCCATCAGGATGGTTAACATCAATAATCAAAGCCCCTCTGTGGTCATAAATACTGCTATGGTCTTCATTAAGGATTGCCCGCTCCAAAGCCATAATAGCCGCCACAGCCCCATCTATCCGCTCCGTAGCCCTTTTCTTGTCGGGTTTGATATTGCCAGCCTCATCTTCTCTAACCACAATATTGTCCATGTTCCAGCGTAGAATGGGATTGCCTCCGTGTGCAATGCGTTTTTCTAACACTAATCTGAGAAGTTCTTTGGTGGGCGGGGACATAGACTGGAAACCCTGCCCAAACTTCATCATGTTGAAACCTTTGTCCTCTAAATTCTGGCGGAGTAGATGGGCTCCCCATCGGTCGAAGGCTATTTCTTTTATTTCATAAATGTCTGCCAGTTCTTCTATTTTTCTCTCCACAAATTTATAGTTAATAACAGCACCTTCGGTAGTTTCCAAAAACCCCTGTGCTTTCCATTGGTCATAAGGCACATGGTCTTTAATAACACGCTTTTCCAGCGACTCTTCTGGTAGCCAGAAAAATGGCAGAAATACAAATTTGTCCTCTTCATCTTCTGGTGGGAAACATAATACAAATGCTGTCATATCTCTTGTTGAAGATAAATCCAGCCCAGCATAACATTCTCTGCCAGCTAGGGACTTTATATCTATATCAAAATCACAGCTATTCCATAACTCCATAGGCATCCAGCGACTCTCCTGTGATACCCATTGATTAAGATTTAGCCTTCTAAATCTGTTTTCTTGGGTTATGTTAATTTTTGCATCTTCATATTCCATCTGAAAGCCCCTTGGCTCTATTGTGATGCCATATGATGGGTTAGCCCTTCTCCATGTTTCTGGGTCTTGCCAGTCCTCATCCTCATCTGCTCCATATATTACAGGATAGAATGTGGGGTCATAAATTTTGCCACGCAAAATATCCTTAGCTTTGGTGTGTTGCTCATAGCAAATGGAGTTTTTATCATATCCAGCCGTTGTAATCATAAACAGCAGGGGTTGCTCTCTAGCCAAGCCGCTCCCTGCTGTCATAACATCAAATAGGTTTCTATTGGGTTGGGCGTGTAACTCATCAAAGATTATGCCGTGGGCATTAAGTCCGTCTTTGGTATAAGCCTCTGCAGAACAGACTTGGTAAAAAGAATTTAAGGGTTTGAATGTCATTCTTTTTTGGCTTATGCTCATTTTTATATATGGCTTTAGTGCTGGGAATTGGTCTACCATGTGAATTGCTACATCGAATATTCTGGAGGCTTGACTTCTATCTGTGGCACAGCCGTAAACTTCTCCCATGTGTTCTGTGTCGGTGCATAGCAGGAGCAGAGCAATCGCCGCACCAAGCTCGCTTTTGCCGTTTTTCTTAGGCACTTCGATATAAGCCCTGCGGAATTGGCGGCACTCATCATCTTTGCGAACAACGCCGAATAAATCCCTTATTATTCGCTCTTGCCAGTCTATAAGTTCAAATGGCATTCCTCTCCATTTGCCTGTGCCGTGTTTTAGTTGGTTTATGAATAGTACGGCAGAGTCGGCAAATTTTTCTTTGTAGACAGAACCTGGGGCTTTTAGTGGTGTGGGTTTGTAGCCCTTTAGTTTACGGGTTTCTGGCATTGCAATCACCTCGGAAATTATATATTAAGCCCTTTTATTGCCCACTATCGGGCGAAGGAAGGGTGGGTTTGGCTATGCAGGGGGATAGCACGTCAAGCGACCGCATCAGCCATCACAAGGCGACGTTAGCGAACACACCACCTCTTGTCCCTGTGTTATGAGCATATAAAAAGCCCTACTATGAGGGCTATATCTAAATATATTTTGGATGGGCTGGAATTATGTATAAAAACAGGAGTGTTAAATGAAAGGCAAAATTTGATGGGTTGATTATTCTGCGTGTTCACCTCTTTTGAAAGCCCAATCGGAAAGCTCAGTTAGTTTTTCGACCATATACCCAGCCGAGCCAACATGACCCCAATTGATGTCATCGGGTGAATATTCCATGTGGTCATCTACAAAACCTTGCAGTTCTTGGAGCAGGGTGCTTGCCTCGGCAATTCTCGCCATAAATTCTTGAAGGGCTTTGTCATTGTTTTTTACCACATTTTTGTTTTTCATATTATCAATCCCCTTTAATTTTTATTTGCAAAGGCTCGTTTGCCCTTGTACATAGTATTTCGGCTCTTGCGAGGCAGATGCTGAGTGGAGACCGCTTGGTGTTATGCACATAGCTGGAGGGTTTTTAAGCCCAGTCTACCGCTTGCCGTGCAGGATAAATTGTGCATATTCACGGCGGTTTTCCTCTATCAATATCACCAATTCGTACATATCGTTATCGTTGGCATATCGCTGGACTGCTGTGGCATCCATCATATTGCACTCGCCAGCGGAGCGTACCGCCATAATCTGGTCGTAGATGGTGTCGGTGATTAGGGTTTCGTCATCAGCTGGAGTTTCATCCGCAGGGGCATCGACCTCGCCGTTATCGGCGGTTATATCGCCCTCGTCAGCGATAATTTCTGCCTCGCCATCGTGAGCATCGGCGGTCTGCTCGACCGCCATATCCGCCTCGGTTATTTCCTCAACATCCGCCTTTGGCTTGCCCTCTGGCGTTCCATATCGCCACGCACCATTTCCGCTCAAATTTTCCAACAGCAGCTTTCTGGTATCGGCAAATTCCGCTCCGACAAGCCCCAGCCCTATAAGCCAAACTCTCATGGCAAACTTCTCATTTTCAAAGCTCTCTTGGGCTTTGGCTGTAACCCTCTTTTTGGTTTTGGCTGTTTTGCAAAGCTGGGTTAAAAATTGGGCGTAGCACATCATGTTTTGGCTGTGGCTGGCATTAAACCAGTCAAATGCTATGCTGTTTTCTGTTATTTTGATGGGCAGGGCATCCACTCCCAGAGCTTTTTTGATGAGCGGCTCTTTAGATGCCACCATTTTGCAGAGATTGTCAAGGCTGGATGGGTCAAAATCTCCAAGTGGCATTTCAATGCAGATTGTGTCAATTTCTGCATTGGATGGCTCTTCCAAAATTCCCTCATCATCAGCGGTTTCGCTGGCTGGCTCGGAAATTTCGTCTGACTCGGCGGGTTCGTCTGCAATTT